AAAACAAAGTGTATCAGCGTGCATTAGCATCCCTAGCTGTGGAACCACTTAGTGCTAGGGACGCACGCATAAAAGCCTTCGTTAAGGCCGAAAAATTCAACCCCGCGGATAAGGTTAATCCAGATCCGCGCATGATCCAGGCTCGGGACCCGCGCTACAACTTGCACCTGGCGCGGTTCCTCCGCACCATCGAGCATGCCGTTTATGGGCTACGCCGCGATGGGCTTCCCGTGATCGTGAAGTGCATGAATCCCCGCGCACGTGCTGCTCTGATTCTTCAGAAGTGGTACATGTTCGAGGACCCATGCTGCTTCTCCCTCGACTGCAGTCGTTGGGACAAACACGTGGATTTGCGGATGCTGAGGGTGGAGCATGATTTTTATCGTGCTCGCTATCCCGGCGACCCAGACCTGGAACAATTGTTACGCTGGCAGGAGACTAACAACTGCGTAACAAGTAACGGCGTTAAATACGTCGTTAGGGGGGGCAGGATGTCGGGCGACATGAACACCGCCCTTGGCAACTGCCTATTGATGACGGGCATGGTGTTCGGTGCCATGAACCACCTGGGAGTAAGACAGTTCCAGGTGGTGGATGATGGCGACGACTGTCTAGTCTTGGTCGAAAGATCTGAGCTGGAGCGGCTCCAAAGGGAGCTGCCCAGGGTGTTTCTCGAGTTTGGGCAGGAGCTTAAGCTCGAGAACATAGCGCGACACCCCCAGGAAATCGTCTTTTGCCAGTGCAAGCTGACATGGGCGAGTGACGGGTGGACGATGGCGCGCGATTGGCGCAAGGTGCTTTCCCAGTCCTGTTGTGGCACCAAACATTGGAACAACCCGCGAGTTGTCCCCGGTATGTTTGGTGCCCTAGGGGACTGTGAGAACGCTTTGCATGGTGGGATACCCATTTTGGGAGCCTTCGCCAAGCGTCTCCGAGAATTATCGGGGGGGTCGAGGGTCTCAATGGAACATCTCGATACATCCTACCAGTATCGCGTTGGCCAGTACCAACTTGGCCAAGTCCGTGATATCCCGGACAAAATCGTCACCTGGGAGGCTCGATTTCAGTTCGAGCTGACCTGGGGTGTTGATGTGGCGACACAGCTCGCCATAGAACATCAAATAGCGCTGTGGACACCAGGTATTCGATTTCGG